AAGAGATGACTGGAGACGCAGTTGTAGCTCCTAACCCTCTGACTCAAGCGATTAGGCTCTTGCAGTTTGCTAGTGCCTACGCTCAAGTAGAGGTGTCCGAGAGCGGCGAGGAAAAGATTCGACTGTCCGACCCCTCTTGTAAGGTTGACGCTCTCATGGATGACATGAAGAATGGCGACTTTGGTGATGATTCGGTTGCAGTCTGTGCCGTATCTCGTCAGCTTATTGAGATACTGAGCGCACGCTTGACTAAAGAGGGTATCAACCACGGCCTAATTACTGGTGCTCAGTCGGGAGACGAGCGTCAACAGGCTATCGATGATTTCCAAGCCGGGAAAATTAAGTGGATCTTGTTTACTGCCCAAGCGGGTGGTGTTGGAGTTACCTTGACAAAAGCTAGACGTCTTGTTATGCTTCAAAGACCATGGTCGCTTGTAGATCACAGGCAGGCCTTGGACCGAGTACACAGGATTGGCTCAGAGATTCATGATTCGATCATAATCACTGACTATGTTACAGAGGGAACCATAGAAGAAAGAGTTATTGAAGCTTTAGATGTAAAGTCTGATAACTTCGATGAAATTGTACGAGACAGAGCAAAGCTAATGGAAATGTTAAAGAACGGAGTACCGGGTAAATAATGACAACAGCAACAGGACCAGTAAGGATCTCTAACTCAGAGATTCAAACATTTAAAGACTGCCGTAGGCGTTGGTGGTTGACCTACTATCGACGTATGCGACCAAAGGTACAGAACTTTACAGGTGCGCTCGCACTGGGATCACGTATCCACGAAGCTCTAGACCGACACTACTCGACTGGTCAGGACCTTCTAGAGGCGCACACTGACCTAGTCAGGGACGACCTAAAGAAGCTAAACGACTCGTACAGAGACACATCATCGCTGGAGACCGAAGCCGAGCTTGGTCGCATTATGCTTGAAGGCTACCTAGAGTGGGTAGAAGAAGAGGGCATTGACGCTGAACTTGAGATGATCTCGACCGAAGAGATCCTAGAACGCCCAATGATGGATGGCAAAGTCATCCTCCAGGGCAAGATTGATATGCGCGTCCGTCGTAAGATTGACGGTGCTCGCATGATCCGTGACTTCAAGACCGTTGGTGGCTCTTTCGCTGACTTCGGTTCTATGGCTCACATGAACGAGCAAGTCAAGACTTACATGCTTCTAGATGAAGCACAGGGGTCAGAAGACGGAACTCGCACTGACGGTGCCATCTTTACTATGCTTCGTAAGGTCAAGCGTGGTGCTTATGCTAAGCCACCGTTCTATGACCAGATTGAAGTCCGTCACAATAGATTTACACTTCGTGCATTCCTAGAGCAGCTAGAAGGGACACTTACTGATATGCTTCGTGTCCGTGATGCTCTTGACGAGGGAGGTAGTCACTATGCAAATACCTACCCAACTCCTAGCAAAGACTGCAAATGGAAGTGTCAATTCTTCGCTATCTGCCCGCTGTTTGACGACGGCTCGGCAGCAGAGGCCGCTCTGAGCGATTCGTTTGAGTCATCCGACCCATACGGTTACTACGGAATAGAAGAAAAGAAGGGAAGTGAGTAATGAGTAGTACAGTAGATCGCAGTTTAACAATTATGGTTTATGGCGAATCAAAGGTTGGCAAGTCCAGCTTTGCTGTAACATCTCCATACCCACGTCTCATGCTTGACGTTGAAGGTGGGCATCGTTTCCTGCCTGTCACCATCAAGTATTGGGATCCGCTAACTGAAGAACCACCGCAAGCTGACGGTACCTGGGACACTGTTGTAGTCCAAGTCCGAAACTATGACGTTGTCATAAAGGCTTTCCAGTGGCTTCAGTCAGGGAAGCACCAGTTCAAGTCCTTGATCATCGACTCCATCTCGGAGCTGCAGGTCAAGTGCATGGAAAACATCGCTGGTACAGAGCAAATGAAGATGCAACAGTGGGGCGAGCTACTTCGCCACATGGGTGCACTACTTCGTGACCTGCGTGACCTTACGATGCACCCTACCCAGCCTCTTGAGGCCGTGGTTCTAACCGCTATGGCGCGTAAGGGTCAGGACGGCGTTTACCGTCCTTACCTACAAGGCCAGCTAGCGATTCAGGCCCCGTATTTCTATGACATCCTTGGCGCTCTTACAGTGGAAACGGAACCAAATCCAGATCCAATGCAGGCCCCCTATCAGGTACGACGTATGTACGTCGAACGCACACCTGAGTGGGAGGCTGGAGAGCGCGTCCAAGGGCGTCTAGGTAAAGTAGTACAGCAGGGAGACCTTGGAGTCGAACGTATGCTGGACATGGTCTTCGGTGAGAAGGCTACAGAAGTAACAACAAATAAGAAATCAAACTAAGGAGAGACATGAGCACAATTAATTGGTCAGATCTGGTCAAGCAGGCCGGAGACACCGCATCAAGCACCAACTTCGAGCCACTGCCAGACGGTGACTACGAACTAAGGGTCGTACAGGCCGCAGCTACAACCACATCTACTGGCAAGATCATGTTCAAGGTGACCAACGAAGTTCAGGGCGGCCCGTTTGCTAACCGTCGTGTATGGGACCAGCTAGTAGTAACTACTGACAACCCGAAGGCCATGAACATGTTCTTCATGAAGGCTGCTGCAATGGGCCTTGGTCGTACATTCTGGGATGCAAACCCTACTAACCCTCAGGTAGAGACAGCACTGAATGGTCGTAGCTTCCGTGCAACCCTAGGAAAGCGCACCTACAATGGCACGGAAAGCAACGAAATCAAGCGTTACTTTGCAAGCCAGGCTGCTGTAGAGACACCTTTTGCAGCTAGCGCACCACCAGTTGCAGCTGCACCAGCACCGGCACCTGCACCAGCACCGGTTGCAGCTGCCCCAGCACCTGCACCAGCCCCAGCACCAGTCTCACCAGTGACTGCTGCAGAACAACCGTTCTAAACATATAGCTAGGCGGGGCATCTATGGTGCCCCGCTTCTGCTAGCTAAGGTGAAAATGAAAATTTTATTTACAGGCATGGCTTCATCGCATTGCTCATCAAAGGGCAATGTCAGTTTCTTTAACACGATTGCTAAAGCCGTAGAAGGCTTCGCTGAAGTTATCTGGGCTCCGCCTAAGGTCTCGTGGACCAAGTCAGACCTAGACAGTTTTGATCTAGTATTTTTTGGATTTATCCCTCCCACAGCGCTAAGCGCTAACAAGATATATGGCGCAATGCATGTCTTGGGAGAAATGTTTGACTCGCCTAAGCTACGTCTTGTGGTGGATGGACAGCAGATTTGGCAGTACAAGAATAGTATTGAGTACATTAAAAGGGATGTCTCTAAGTTATTTACTGACTTCTACTCCAAGAGGGCAGAGTACTCTCTAGTGAGTGACCCTAAAAAAAGGCAAGGCATAGAGAAGGCCTCAAAGCTCTTTAGTGCAGACGTTTGGCCAATCACGTACTACCCAGCACTGCCTTGGACGTCACATGAACGAGCTGTGTCTTCACTGGGATTCGGCGCTTCCGAGAGTTTTGTGGGTGTGAATCTAGACGCTATCTTGCTCAACCCAGAGCCGTACTCTCTATACACTAGAGGGGATTTTTGGGCTGTAGATAACGAGAAGAGCCAATGGGTCAGCAAGCTTAGTAAGTCTGTTAGGAGCCCTGTGGTCCCCCTAAAGGTGTCTAGACGACTTTCCGACTCTGATGCAACATCTGCTATGAGAACTGCACTCGGTTTAATTGTTGCCCCTCAAGACAGAGGGGTTGGGAGCTGGTGGTCATATAGACAGATCCAAGGGCTGAACTCGCACACCCCAATTGTCACAGAATGGGTAGACACTAATACTTTTCATGAGTCCTGGGCACACCTCGGGTATCAACTGGAAGACATGAGCGAAGCAGACCGTAAAAGAGTTGCAGCGGATCAGCTAGACTCATACCAGAGCTCATTAAAAAATAAAAAGCACACTATTGACAGCTTTAAAACAGGTATACTAGACAGAAGTTTGGAGAGGATTTAAATGCCAGAGTTAAACCGCGAGTGGATACAAGAGCAGCTAGAGGCCGCAAAGGTCAAAGTTGGATCAGGTAAGGCCATCCTAAAAATGCTTGACGCATGGGAGGAGCTGCCTAGCCTGTCCCCTGCTATCCTCAAAGAAGTTTTAGACGTGTTCCCGAAGCTTGTATCGGGTATCCCCTTATCTGAGGAAGAATCAGAAGATGACTATCAGTGGATTGATTTAAAGCCAGGAAACATTGTTGTTGGTGACATAGTAAAAGTTAAGCTAGATGCTTTTGCTGAGAAACTAGGCACTATTCACAACGGTAGGCGTGGTGTAGTTATTGGTATTAGGTACGGAGACGTCATTGTCAACGATACTGACAAAAAGAGTCCACCACTTAAGGGCGTTCACTACTCGCCATACAAACTAGAAAAAAGAATCAGGAAGGCATAACCTTGCGTGCAAGTTTTGAGTTAAATTTACTGGCATCTACCCTAATAGAGGCTAAAAAGGCAGCATACGAACACATCTCTTCTTTCCTTGAGTGCGAACCTTCAGACGTTCCTGACAGGGCTGACGTAGAACTAAGAATTAAGACTATTGACATAGGTGAGGATACAAAAAAGCCTCTTTGGTCTGAGTCGACTGATCTATACGAAATAACAGTGTACGGAACCTTAAAGCAGGGCGTAGTCCGACCACTATAATTTGTAATCTACGGTAGGTTATGCAGTATTACGATCTAGAATCAATGTATGAAAGATTCTAGAATTGGTGAGTGCCTCTGGTTTATGTGGGAGGGCGAAGGATATAGTTCTGGACTCAATGAGTCAGTTGTCTACTACACGGAAGCTCATGTCGACTTAGAGCATGACGTTGTGAAGAAAGCCCTAGCATCTTCTATACAGAGAGACGGACTGGTCTACTCACTATTTGAAGGGTTTATCTCTATAGACAACGGTATAACTTCTCAAGGGTGGGTAGGGTCTTTCCCCGGTGAGATGTACCCAGAGATCTGCGATGAAAATGGCCTGACTGAGTCCGGCTCAATAGCGGATAGCATACTGCCCGTCACTTTTGTAGAGGTGTCTAACGATGTTTGAACCCCAAGATTGGCACGAAGACGCAGAATGCGCTAAGCCAAAAAATGCCGAGCTCATGGACAACTTTTTTGCAAATAAACCTGCTCAGCAGTACCAGGCAAAAAAACTATGTGGCGCATGCCCCGTTCGAAAAGAGTGTGCCCAGTGGGCGCTCAATGAAAAACAGCTCTGGGGTATCTGGGGTGGACTGGGATATAAGGAAATTAGAAGAACTCTCTCTGTTAACTGGGAGGGCCAAGAGATGCGTCACAAGAGATTTCCTCTCTGCCCATACTGCAAGGCAAAGACTGAGCACTTGCAGAGCTCAACTATAGACAGGCCTGATGGCGGTCGTTGGTCGACTATGAGGATTGTAACTTGCAACAACTGCGAGTTTACGTGGCAGAGCAGGACAAGTGCTAATGCTGTTGATGCGTACTTTGCTTTAGAGGCTAAGAAGCAACAGCAGCGAGATAGTAAGCAAGATTAGCTTCTAATCTGCTATCACCGTCAGACAACGTCACTGCCATTTTTCCACGCTCTAGGGCCAGTTCGTACTTCTTTAGGTTGTATGCCGATATTGCTGCTAGATCATGCGGCGCAGCACCCCAAGCAAACTCCTCACACAGATAGTCAAGCGGCTTTTCAGTGATCTTCAGGGCTTTCTCTGACGCCTCTAGGCATAGTTCCCAGCTGTTCTCGGCGTAGTAGGCCTGCGCCAAGTCAACCAAAGACTCTCGTCTTCCGGGGGACTCATTTACTGACTTCTTTAGCCAGTCTATAGCGTTGCTTGTATCCATCTTGGCTATGTACCTCAACGAGGCAGCACGTTCCGGTGGCCAGACAGCCCTCTTAAGAGCCAAGTGCCTCTTAAACTCCACCAGAGCCTCGCTATAGAGCCCGTAAAAAAAGAGCTCCCTAGCGTAGTAGTACGCGTTTCTATCGTCCTCAAGGTCCTCCTGGACAGCCTGAGCTAGTAGTGGCAAGTATTGCGACCTCGGTTTGGAGTTGTCAGCATGGTGATGGATCTCTAGTCCCACCCAAGACTGAGTCTCCTTGGTCTCGCCGTAGGGCATAAGTACTTCATGGACTGGGTGCTTCCACTTGTAGCCAAAACGAGAGTGGATCTTATCTCCACCATACTGAAGTCCGGGAATGCCTTTTTCTTCGTCTTTCCAGTTCCATGTGTACTGGTAACGTGGCCTAGTTGTGCCCTCCAAGAAAGCTTTCTCTAGCTCCTCACGCCATCCTGGTAGGAGTACTTCATCCATATCAAGGGCAATGCAATAGTCAATGTCAGCTGGAAGCACTGCCAGTGAGGCGTTTCTAGCCATATCAAACCTCCACGGCTTGATTGACACCTCTACTACGTTTACTCCAAGGGCTTTAGCTTTTTCTACAGTACCGTCTTGAGACCCGGTATCGGCTATGAGGAGGTAGTCCGCGTCTTTAGCAGACTCAAACCACGCCTCCACAAACTGTTCTTCGTTTAGGGCTATTGTGTAAACTGCAATTTTCAAGGCTAATCCTTTAGTTGACGCTACTTAACCGCTAACACACTGATAAATTCACGTGGCTCGAAACTGCCACCAATCATCATTGTCAGCATTCCAGGCTTCGATGTCATTCCAGCGCGGTCACGGAACCAATCGCTTCCTGGGTCTGTAGTTGGAGCTTGGACCCATAGGCGATCTGCGATGTCCATGGTCCTGAAGTTGTGGAAGTGTCCTGAGATCCAAAGATCTGCTCCGCCTAGAGCAGTCTGACCTGCAGCCTGCTGAGAAAGGTACTTCATGATGTTGTTTTGATTAGCCTGGTGTCCGTGGAACATTCCAAGCATTGAACCTTCTACGTCAATAGTTAGGGTCTGGTGCCCAGAACTTGGATACCTAAACTCAACGTGAGACAGCTCTGGGTTTTCTGCACAGATGTCTTGTACGGCTGAGGCAATCTCAACGTTCCAACCATCAGCAGGGTCAGCAGCTACTTGGCGAGTCACTTCATCGTGGTTGCCATTGACTACTGGAACAATGAGACGGTCTACTAGAGGAGCTAGTGCTTTTATTTGCGCCAATAGGAGTCTACGGGCAACTCTTGTTTGTTCTGTAAGGCCGAGATCGGACGCAGCGAGTCCTTGGAGTCTTCCTCCCTGACTGACGTTACCTTCAACGTGGTCACCCAGTAGGGCAAGACAGATAGTCCCAGGAGCAACGCCAGCTTTTTTATAGCTCTCAAGCTTATGTACTGCTTTTTCTGTAAGTGTCAGGATTCGATCAACCGAGTTGCTACTGTCGAGACCATTAGCCTTTTTACCAATCTGCTGATCGGCGGCAACAATGAGGAACGCGCCCTCGCCAGTTGACTTCTTTGTGCCCTTAGCCGGACGCCACTTGCGTAGCTGTTCTGCTAAAGCCTCAACATCTAAAAGGTCTTCCTGGATTAGGCCAGTGGGTGACAGGTTAACCCGCACTGACTCTAGCCAGTCTCCGTCGTATCTCTGCCACTTGCCTCGACGCATTGAGGTCACAGACCACTCGTCGGGACTTAGGCCGAACTCTTCTAGGATAGTAGTGGCGTCTGTTGCTTCGCCTTCTGGCCTAGGCATGCCTACTACGAAACCGCCCTTGGCAGTATCTAGGTCCATCCTTGGACGCCAGTCCTCGGGGGTCTTAGTGGCTCGAACATCTGACCCACTCTGACCAGGCATTCTTAATTTCTCTAGCTTCTCGGACAAACTCACAGTTGCCCCTCCTTAATCCTGCTGCATGGGCAGCTACCACGTCGGTGACGTTCTACTGCGCTAATACTAACATCATAACCTTCTGCACGCAAGGCTAACGCCAATCTATTTGATGCTATATGATTTTCGCTCAATGGCGGTGAATTGATTGTCGTAATGAGGGCATCTATGTCACCCTGAGACAACTTAGGGTCCAATGTGACCCTCATGAGCTTGCAGATGAATTTAGTGTGGTACTCTGAATTAGCTTGGCCAATTCGCCCGGCTAGTGACATTATCTCTCCTTAAAAGTACAAGTTGAGAACATGCTACTACACTTTTTAAATTTTAGCTAGCTTTCCTAGCTTTTGTTACGCGCTTCTTTGTAAGCGGCTCTGGGGTGACCTTTATTAAGCCAGTGGGTGGGTTATATGCAGCGGACTTGTGTAGTCCCAAAGTGAGGTTCTTAATAAGGTCAATCTCTGTCGACACCTTAATTACGTGGTGCTCAATGTTATTGACTCGATCGGCTAGTGAGCTGCCGCCGTTCTCCCAAAGTTGGTGCTCGACCTTGGCCAAGCGATCTGATATGGTTCTGCCCTTTTCGTCAACACCGAGAGCCGCGTCTATTCTTTTAGCTACTCTATAGATTACGAAAGCTGAAGCGGCAATTGCGGCCAAGGCGGTTATGACGGATGCAAGGGTCATAATAAGATCTGAAGTCATCTAATATACTGTTTCTCTAGAAGATTTTGGAATACGATTAGTTTCGCACCTTATATCTCTGTTTATAATATTTTACCTTATATTGACATAGGTCATTTAACTGTGCATACGTCCATTAGGTTCGCAGCTCATTTTAGTTTTTCAATCAATAAGTTGCATTTGTGTATTTAAAGTGTATGATGGTCCTACTGGCTGTGCATTACTGGCAGCTAGTCTTTCTTAATGACGTAGAGGTTCAATAAATGGGAGAAGTAGATTCTGCAGCTGGCAGACTAGCTACTGGTGCCGCTTGGTACGCCAACAAGGGTTGGAAGGTCCTTCCTGTTCACGGTGTAGTAAACGGTAAGTGTACTTGTGGCACCGTCCACAAGGACGGCAGGGAACGCGGAAAGCACCCGGCAATCAATTCTTGGCACACTCAGGCGACTTCTGACATCGACAAAATTAATTCTTGGTGGACAGAGAACCCTGACTACAATGTTGGCGTCTTTTGCCGAGAGTCTGGATTCTTAGTAATCGATATTGACCCACGTAACGGCGGCGACGAAGCTTTCTTGAAGCTAGAAGAGCGTGCCGAGGGTGCTCTGCCCGACACTGTCGAAGCAGTAACCGGTATATACAACGTAAAGGGTAAGGGCGTCCACGGCCGTCACCTAATCTATAAGTGTGACCCAAACGAGAAGTTTATTGGGAACTTCAAGAAGGCCGGGCTTGACGGCATAGACGTAAAGCACAATGGGTACATACTTATTGCCCCATCCAGGCACTTCTCAGGTGTTACTTATGACTGGAAGCCTGGACATGCTCCCTGGGAGAGGGAAATAGCAGACGCACCAGAAGAACTTCTTGCTGTCCTAAGATCTGGCAACAGTAAAAGCAGTGGAGGCGTTGGTGTAACTGGCGGTTCTAGGTACTACAAAGAGGGTAGCTGGGAAGCGTTTCAGGATCTTGAATACGATGGCGAGAAGATTGACATCAACAAGATCATGGAAGAAGGCATTGAAGAGGGCCACCGTGCTGTAGAGGTATACAGGCTGGCCTGTGCTCTTGCAAACAAGATGGGCACTGACCCGATCTCTAGAAACGCTATTGAATCTATGATGATTAGATTCAACCACGAGGCCGTAAAGCCTCCTATGGAGCTAGAGGGCTCAAACTCACTGCTTATGCACGTCAACCGTGCAATGGATTTTGTTGCTAAGAACCCTAAAGTCAATCTACGGTGGAAGGGCCTGTCCAACTGGGTAGACAACCAAGGAATGGAGTGGGCCAACAAGGCTCAAGCTGCTGGCGTAGCTGGGTCTAGCATCGAACTAACTTCAGATGATGTGGTTTCCAGCTCATACCCAGCTATGACTAACTCTGATGCAGACCATGTTGCTCAATCTATGGGCAGGCAGCTTATCGGTGACCGACTAGCTGGTCTGGTCAAGAGCGGCTTATCTGTAGCAGAAGCAATTGGTGGCGGTAACATGGGGCTACCAGATGACCAAGACGCCATCGACCCTGAGGATGGCGGAACGCCTGGCGACAGAACTCTTACCGACGTCGGTAATAGCAGAAGGCTAGTGGACACATTTGGATCTGCAATTAGATACACACCTGGCCTGGGTTGGTTCTACTGGGATGGCAACTACTGGAAGCCGGACATCGAAAACTTAGAGTTACAAGAATTAGCTAAGAGGATTGCACCTGTAATAGCTACTGAAGTTGGCAGATACAACATTGACGATCCTAAGGTGAATGACATCATCAACTGGGCTAAGCAGGCTAAATCAAACAGCCGAATCTCCAACATGATGAAGAGTGCCATTTCAGACAAAAGAGTTGTTGTCCCTGTAGAGCAATGGGACGGTGACGTGGACCTTCTTGGTGTCACTAACGGAGTTGTTGACCTCAGGACTGGAGAGCTTCTAAGCGGTAGACCAGACTTGTATATAACAAGGCGAGCTCCTGTTGCGTATACCCCTGGGCTACGTAACGTAAGATTTGAGCAGTTCTTAGACTTTGCAACTAATGGTGACAAAGAATTCCAAGAGTGGTTGCAGCGTGCAGTTGGCTACACACTGACTGGGCTAAACAGCCAAGACGCTCTATTCCTAGTTTATGGCCCTCCGGGGTCTGGTAAGACAACATTCGTTGAGACCATCGTGAACGCCATGGGCACTCAGCAGTATTCATGGACTCTAGATTCATCTGTACTTGCTGCCGGTGACGGTCAATCAAACAGAACAGACGAATACCACATGGCTGAGCTACGTGGTCGTCGTATGATTTGGGTAGATGAGCTCCCAGAGTCAGAGCGTCTTAAGGAGAACCAGGTCAAGAAAATGACCGGTTCTGGCACCCTCCAGGGAAGATCTCCTGGAGAACGTCCATTCACTTTCAGGTCTCAAGGCAAGCTTTGGGTCACAACTAACCACCGTCCTATTATTACGGATGATGCTATGTGGCGTCGTCTACGTCCGATTCCTCTAACCAACATCCCTGAGAATCCTGACAAAGACCTACGTCCGTACCTATCTGACCCAGAAGGCGGTCTACCTGCAGTTCTTTCATGGGCAGTCGATGGTGCAATTAAGTACTTGAACTCTTCCGCTAAAGACCCACTTGGTTGGTGCGCTGTTGTTAAAGAGGCTGCAGATGTGTACAGAAAGAATGAAGACAGGATTGGACTCTTCTTTGAAGAAGAGACTAAGAGGTCTGAAGGAGCATCTGTCACTATTGGAGAGCTCTACAATGTATACAGGAAGTGGAGTGATGTACGTGGAGAGCGTCCAATGACTCAGATTGCATTCCAGCGTAAGCTAAGCGACAGGGCTATGAAGATTATTGGTCAAGGCTCTAAGGCAGAACTGCATGATCACTCATTGCTACCCAGACTAGTGTCTAGCCCAGCAGAGATAAATTGGAGTAACGAAGTTAGGTTCTCAAAGAACGCTTTTTAGCTAACTGGGTCCGCCCAGATAGAACCGTTCCATACCTTTGCCTGCGCCTCTATCCAGGCGCTGCCGCTCCAAACTTTGAATGGTGCTAAGACCCAAGCGCTGCCGTTCCAAACCTTCCCCGACCCAGCTGGCTGTACTGTTATGCTCAGTGTGTTTGTAGATATAGACTCATTCGCTGAGTTAGTAGCTCGCAGTACGAAGGTATAAGGCTGCACATCGGCTGTTGTAGGCACGCCAGACAGTACGCCAGTATTGGCGTCTAACGTAATTCCTGGTGGTAGCGTTCCGCTAAATAGAGAGTAGCTGGTTGTATTTGTTGCAGATACGCCATCAGAATAGCTTTGACCGGCTTTTATCGTGGTGGTAGCAAGAGTCTGATCTACCCAAACAGGTGCAGCTGGCTGTGCCGTGAAGCTAAAGCTCTTAGTTAAGGTGTCACCGTCTGAGTTTGAGGCAGTTATGTCAAAGAATATTTGATTAGTAGATGTTGGGGTTCCGCTAACTGTGCCACCAGAGTGGCTTAAGCCATTTTGGGGTAGTCCTGTAGCAGAATAAGAGCTAGCATTAGTGGCTACCACTGAGTCCGAGTAAAAATCGCCCACCTTACGGCCTGCGGCAGAGAGCGTTTCATCAGACCATACGGGAAGCGGCTGCCTTCTGTTTAATCTAAAACTTTGTGATGTAGTGCTTCCACCGGTACCGGTTGCACTAACTGTGAAATCAAATGCCTGCGATGTCCCGGCTGATGGGGTTCCAGATAAGGACCCGGCACTGGAAAGCGTAATTCCTGACGGCAGGCTCCCTGAAGCTAGAGAATAGCTGTCAGCACTGGTTGCTGAAAGCTGCTTAGAGTACTCTTCACCTACTCTGGCTATTTCAGTAAATGATGTTGTAGTCCATACCGGGGCTGATTGAATTCTACTTATAGTGTACGACGGAGATTGAGTAGTGCCGCCTGCTCCTGTGGCATTTAATCTAAAAGTAAAACTCTGATCTGCCCCGGCGGCCACGGTCCCGCTGACTGTACCGCTAGTAGTATTCAGGCTTAACGAGTTTGGAAAACTGCCGCTTGCTAAAGAGTATGCGTTACTACTATTAATCCCCGTAGCAGTGTAAGTTCTACTGAATGTTGTTCCTACTGTGGCGTTGTCTGTTCTTGACGCTGTAGACCAACTAGGTGCTGGAGTTGGAGGGGGGTCTTGGGCGGCTGTTGTAAAAGTCTGCGAGGAGCTGGCTATGCCAATTAGCTCTGCTCCTGCATTTGCTGTGTTGGCTGTAAATCTAAATTCATAAGTGATACCTGATGAACCAGACGCTGGTCTATTAATAGTAAAACTGCCAGACCCGGGTGTGATTGCCTTGGTCGCATTCGTGCTACCGGTTCTGAAGTCGTAGGAATATGACCCGCTACCCTTAGATGTTACAAGTGAGCCGCCGCTATATACCTCTATTTTCCAAAGTAGACCGCTTGCAAAGGGCTTTAAAGTGTTGTTGCTTGTGACCATCGTCGCATTATAATTATAGGTAGTTTGTGTGGCTGAGCTTGAGGGTGAGTTTATAATCAGGCTCAGTCTGTGGACACTTCTTTTGGAGAAGGCGCTACTAGTTGTTGGCACTTAGGCTACCTCCTATACACAGAAAACATATGAACACTTAGAACTCGGAGCTCTTTATTAGAGCACACCTTAAATTTGAATCCAGACATCTCCGACTACGGGAGAACTGGGCTGAAGGCCTACATATAGTTTTCTGTATGTAGCGCCAGTTGTGTAGTACACGAAGCCAGAAGCCATGCTTACAGTTTGATTTGCATAGGACAGTGGCAGATCTGCTGCCACCACACCGATGCTACCAGTTGGTCCAGTAATTCCTTGTGCACCAGTAGGTCCTGTCGAACCAAGTGGGCCTTGTAGTCCTATTGACCCTGTTGGGCCCGAGGCACCAGTCGCACCGGTCGGCCCCGTAGCTCCGGTAAGCCCAGTTGAACCCACGGAACCTGAAGGTCCTGTCGGTCCCTGCTGGGCAGACAAGCTGAGTTTTGGATTAACTAAGGACCCTAGAGTTCCGCCTGTTTCGTCGAAGAATATTGTTATAGATACGTCTAGATTAGTGATGGAGAAAATAGTTCCATCAGCAAAAACCAAGGGGTTTGCATTGGAGATAACTCGAACGGTTGACCCGTTGATGATTGCTCCAAGCTTATTTAAAGTTCCGGATAAGGTGCCCCCGCTAAAGCTGGAAATGGAAAGTACTAATCCGTCGTACCCAATGCCGGCAGCACCTGTCGGGCCCGTTGGCCCCGTTGGTCCGGTTGGCCCAATAACCGTAGAGTCCACTCCGCGAGCACCAGTAGGCCCGGTTGGTCCAGTTGGGCCCGTAATTGGTCCTATATTCACCCACACTGAATTAGTGTTGTCCCAAATGTGGAGATCTCCAGAAATTTGGTAGGCATCTCCAACAGAGTTTCCGCTCGAAGGCAGCTCTCCAGTGTTAGCTAAAACTCCTAAGATTGTTATACCGGATCCGTCAAGGCCAGCAGCACCTGTTGGCCCGGTTGGTCCGCCAAAGCCTATTGACCCCGTTGGCCCAGTGGGGCCAGGTGTGACGGAGACTGGGCCTATTGGGCCTTCTGGACCTGTAGATACAGCTCCAAAAATGTCCCAGGCAGTTCCGGTCCATATCCAAGCTTTACCCGAGACAATATATTTATCGCCCGTTTCAGGAGCGTCTGGAAAGTCTATAGCTACCATGGATTATGCCTGAGCTTCTGTCCAAGAGATTCTACCAAGCATCTGTGCTGTGCTAGAACCTGTGTTGGTCACAATGATTGTAAGAACGTCTGGACCATCTGGGAATATCTGCTCGCGTACTGCTGGCACTCCACCGCTCAAGATGGAAGTTCCAAGCTCTCGCACTAGGGAGAGATCTAAGCTTCCAGTTCCAGCAACAAAATACCCAGCTACTACTTCTCCGCCAAGAATTGGAATGTCTCTAGAGCTGTAGTCGGCAATCTGCGCTAACGATGAGTTAGATTGTGCGCCCACTCCACCGATAGCATCTGTCCAGTTTTGAGTAGTTGCTGGCGTACCGTTAAGAATTGCGCGTACCAAGAAGTTACCATTAGTCCTTGCAGATATTCCTAGGCTTCTTAGAATCAACTGCATCCTGTTAACTATCTCTCTGCCACCAAATTGACTAATTAAACCATTGTCCACAGAAGGTGCTATTCGGATTGAGAATATAGCTCTAGTAACTCCCGGAGCAATAGAGATGCTGTTTTTCTGTCCGTAGGTGAACACCAACGACTTATCGTCATCAAACCCTCCGTCCATAATTACAGAAGTCCCCCAGTGCGAGACTGTTGGGGAGAATCCAGGGTACGAGTTCTCTACAATTACTGGTGCAGTTGTGGAGAAAGCAAAGCTCTGTCCCAATGAACTTAGGGGTGCAAAAATAACTCCGGTAGGGTTAGCAGTGGTTGCTGCCTTGCTAAATGTAATAACGCTTCCGGCTATACCAACTACAAACGTACCCTCGGGAAAACTATTTGAAATAACTCTCTGCCCAATTTGGATATTCACTAGATCTACTTCAGCAAACACTGTACCCACAGAAGATCCAATAGCAATAGTAAGGTCTACAGAAGGATTTCCTGATTTTGCGCGAACAAGTCCATTAAATGAACTGGCGCTCTTGCTAGAGTAGTTCACGATCTCTATACTGCTACCATTTCTAATGGTTAGAGTGCCTGAATCGTTGAACTCTGCAGTAGAGTCAACATACAGCGTGGTGTCTAGAGCGCCTAGGGTGCTGTACAGTTTCGTGTAAACTGGAACGGTGTTGGTTTCGTAGCGACCTGGGAGGTTACCAGAGCGCATGTATGCCTCTAGATTATTGTTGTTGTTTATCTCTTTGTGTAGATAGGTAACTTCACCGTTGGTTGCACGCATGCCCCATCGGATTGCACCAGCACCATACCAAGAGTAGTCAATGTAGAACATCTGCATTCTATTTAGGTCAATTTCATACCCTGAGAATCCAGTACCATCTGCCTTGTCTATGTTCCACTCTGATTGAGGGATTCTCTTATCAAACGTTCTAGAAACAACAACGTTAGCAGTAGACACTCCTCGATATGAAGGAGCAATGGTTAGGCTAGTGTCGCTCTCAATACTGAGAATCTTATACGACTGACCTCGAAGAACGATATAGTCCCCTGGAGCTGCTTGGCTATTAAAGTTAGTTGGATAGTCTATGCTCGTCTGAGATACGGTGTTACCGCCATTGGTTACGGTGACTCTTCCAGCGATTTGGTAGGTAGAGTTTCTCTGTACGGCGTAGAGTTCTTGACCGTCGTACTCAAAGAAGATTCCGTTTTGATCGTCAAATAGACCGATCCTTACTACGGAGCCAGTCCAATCGCTGACGGTTATATAGTATCTTCCAGTAGCACGTGCGTCAAGAGATATAAGCGTCTTTACAGTAAACCTGTTGTAGGTTAAAACTGAGTCAACGGTATAAGAGTTGTTGTACCCCGTTGTATCAGCGTTAATAATATTAATCCCAACGCCTGGAACTAGGTTGTGCGCCTCTTTTGTCTGAATTGTTATAGTGTCGCCAACACAAGAGAGTTCATCGAGCTGGAACGAAGGCTTTAGCAAGCTACCAGAGCTATACTGCAATCCCTTACCGGACTGATACCTAAAGTAACGTCTGGTCTGACGAATGGCCTGTTGGTTATTAGAGTTGCCGTTCGTAGAAAAGATCACTCCACCATCAAACGGTCTATGCGCAAAGGTCGCCTGAGGCCTGACATATAGAACAGCGGTCCCAGCAATAGTGCCTGTTGGCGCAGCATCAGCATAAAAGATTATGGTTGTTGGATCCAGCACGGTCGACACGGTCCAAGAACCGTTTGGGGCATTAGTAGTAGCCGTGGTGCCCGTCAGCGCAACAGTATTTCCTATTGACAGCCCATGAGGCACGGTGGTCTCCACGGTAACAGCCAGCCCGCTATACGTCACAGTTGGGGCAGCCCCTATAGCGGAAGATGAATATGCTGTTGCAGAAAAGATGGATGTCTTATTGTCATCAACAATGGATGTAAATGATGAAATGTTCTCAGAAGTAGCATAGTAAGTGAACTGAGCACTGCCACCACCGCTCTCAATTAGAAAAGTACCATCTGCAGGCTTGAGTAGTGTGTCAATCACAGTAATGATAGAGCCAGTTGGAGGTGCATATCCAGAAATAGCAGTACCAGCAGAGTCAGTAACAGTAGCTGTGCTGGCATTGACTACGGCAAATGTGGTAGCCGATGCGACTTCAACAATTTGGTAGAGACCGTTATATGCAGAAGTTAGGTTTGAGAGGCTGACGTACTCTCCAATAATAAATCCATGGTCTGTGCTCGTCGTGTATGTGACGTACCCGGTTGCTGGCTCCGATATGGTAACTGCGTTTACTGACTTCGCTTTAGTGGTCAGGTTCACAGTTACAATCTTCGACCCAGCAGTCATCAACATGCTAGCAACGTTCTTTAAGGCGATAGCAGAATTATAGGCAAAGGGCCTATTGTTGATCATGGATAGGGATTCCCACTTGGTCTGCTGGATGCCGTACTCAAAGTCAGTGTCAATAAGGGCCTGCGGCTGAGAGACACGAAGTTTACCTACTGGATCAGTAAACTCCTGAGAGGGGGCAAAATTCTGGTTAAAGTTTGATAAAAATTGTGTCATTATACGATTCTCCATCCGTAAGAAGATCCAACATATCTGAGGAGTACCGAAGCCCCATCAACGTTCAATAGCATGTTGTCGGTTCTTCCTTCTATTAGCGATGCACCGCCAGACAAGATTAAGCCATTTCTCTTAAATGACTTCTCTAGGTCAATTATAGCAACAGACTCCCCCACTTGAGGTGCTTCAGGCAAGATGATTGTAAAGCTTCCGTTAGACGTATCTGCCAGGAAGCCTTCGTTTGCCAGGGCAACTCTATTGGCGTTTACGTAGCTCCAGTTACCGTACGCAGTTCCCCCACCAGTGCCAACCCAAAAAGAGTCGTAGTAGACGTAAGTGTTACCTACGGTAGTGTCATACCAAACATCGCCTTCAACTGGACCAACTGGTTCGGTTTCTGAGGCGTAAAAGGTTCCGTCAGGGCCCGTCGTTCCGGTTGGACCTGTTGACCCGATGTCACCAGTAAATCCTTGCGGTCCTGTTGGCCCATCAAATCCGATTGAACCAGTTGGGCCAGTCACGCCTTGGATACCTATTGGCCCGGTTGGTCCCGTGATTCCGATTAGACCCTGCGAACCTACGGCACCCGTTGGTCCCTGTGCGCCAGTTAGACCGGTTGACCCTGTTGGGCCAGTAACTCCAATAACCCCTTGGGCACCAGTAGGCCCTTGTACTCCAGGGCTTCCCTGAGACCCAGTCAGACCAAAACCACCGGTTAGCCCAGTCGGTCCAGTCACGCCAATAGGCCCCTCGGATCCAGTCGGTCCTGTTGGTCCTTCGACGGTAGAGTCTGGGCCCGTTAATCCTGTCGGACCAGTTGGACCTACTATGTCCCCAAGGCTCGCCCAGTTAGAGGCACTAGTCGACCAAATATACAGCTCTATGCCTACTGTATAAGCATCTCCAACTGAACCAGTTGGGTGTGCAGCAATTAAATCTGCATATGTGGCATAAGTATCTAAAACATCCAGACCTTGCCCAGCTGCGCCAGTAGGTCCTGTCAGTCCTGTTGCACCTGTCGGCCCAATAATTCCGCTGCGAACAACGCTCCACACGGAGCCGTTCCAGTCCCAAGCGGTGCCACCCGAGGTAAATTGGTCATTCAGAACGGGGTTGTCTGGAAAGTTAATTGCCACTTTGTGACCACCTATCTATGTTTGTCATATTAAGCTCCTAGGTCACCACTGAGAATATAAGTGTTAGTTGCCACACACTTTACGCGAGCTACGCCGTACTGCCCAGCGGTCTTTAAATTTCCGTCTTTAGAGTTCAAGGTCATGCCTGCACCAGCAGCGAAAGTAATCTGACCTGCTACATTCTGCACGAAGTCAATTTGCTCACCTATTGCTAAGCCTTGAACGGTGATAGTGATTGCAGCTGAGTTTAGAAGTAGCTTTCCAGCGTCTGCTGAAGTCAAAGTGTAGCTTGTGGCCTTGGTCTCAGTTACCTGAGCCGAGTCAAATCCGCCTGCTGGGCCAGTAGGTCCCAAGTCAGACACCGTGATAGAACCTTGCATGGAAGAGTGGTACTGGCATGCGTAGTAAAGTTGAGGTGCATCAAACGCAACCTCAACAATAATAGTGCCACTCTGAGTACCGTTGTTGGTTACACCCGTATTGTAGACATTACCCGCACTGTAAGCACCTGAAACTGTTTGAATCCAGAAAGGGTGACCAGTAGCGTTTACGTTTATGACATAACGGTGGCCACGAATAAATGACAAGGTTGGGTTAGAAGCACCGTTGATTACGTAATTGCCTGACGCATTGTTGGTTACGTTGTAGGTTATACCGCCAGAAGCACCAGTTGGACCTGCGACTGTGCTGTCTGCACCATCGGAACCAGCAGGTCCAGCGACAGTGCTGTCTGCACCAGTTGGACCAGTAGGCCCTGTCGAACCAACCGCTGTACTGTCTGCACCAGCTGCACCGGTTGCACCAGTCGGACCAGTTGGACCAACAATCGTACTGTCTGCACCAGCTGCACCGGTTGCACCAGTCGGACCAGTTGGACCATCTGAGGGACCCGCTGCGCCTGTCGCACCAGTAGCGCCTGTTGGGCCAATGTTAGAGCTTGCCCACTCTACCCAATAGTTGTCATAGTATGTGTAGACTCTAGCGTTCGTGGTGTCAAACCAGACGTCTCCTTGCACTATCCCTGCTGTTGGTGCAGTGTCTGAAGTATAAAAGGTGCCATCGGGACCAGTAGGTCCGGTGGATCCTGTTGGTCCAATAAGACCAATTGGGCCAGTTACTCCCTGAATACCTGTCAACCCAGTGGTGCCTGTTGGTCCAGTACTACCTGTTGCACCACTTGGACCAGTCAAGCCAGTTGGACCTGTAATACCTGTTGCGCCAGTTGGACCTGTTGACCCCTGTAAACCTGTCAACCCTATTGAACCTGTTGCCCCAGTTGGACCGATTAGGCCAATTGGACCTGCAACACCTGTTGCACCAGTTGGACCTGTTGATCCCTGAAGACCTGTCAGTCCAGTAGTACCTGTTGCACCAGTCGCGCCAGTCGCTCCAGTAGTGCCAGTAATACCAGTTGAACCAGTAGCACCCGTTGAGCCAGTCAAACCGGTTGGGCCGGTAGCACCCGCTGCTGCGGTTGCACCTGTAGGCCCTAGTCCTCCTGTTGAGCCAGTGGCACCAATTGACCCAGTTGGACCTGTTGGCCCTTGAAACCCAGTTAAACCTGCGTCACCCTTAGATCCAGTTGCGCCTGTTGGGCCAGCTATGCCTGTAGAGCCAATTGATCCTGTTGGACCAGTTAAACCTTGAATACCTTGGACACCAGTTGGGCCGGTTGCACCGGTTGGGCCGAGTATAACCGGAGTAGTGACAACAAGCCAAACAGTGCCGTCCCAGCTCCATGTGGTGCCGCCTGCAGCGTATGTCTGCCCGATAGTAGGTGTATTTGGAAAATCAAAAGCCATTAGGGTGTTCCTCCATCAATAACACTTACATTTTCCCAATTAGAAGTCGAGGAGTTATAAGCAAGTAGCTCACCATTCTCTACTAAAATAGTTAACTCTACGTCTGCAATCTCGCTTAAGGACTCAGCTGAGCCGGTTGGACCAGTTGGACCAATGTCAGCGGTTGCAACCTCTATCCAGAAGTTGTCATAGTAAATAAAGAATTTTGCGTTTACTGTGTTAAACCAGGCATCGCCCTCACTCGGGGAGGACGGGGGGCTGTCGCTAACTGTATATGTACCCTGAGCACCAGTAGGTCCTGTCGACCCTGTCGCACCTGTCAGACCTATTGACCCAGTTGGACCTGTTGGGCCTGTTGAGCCAGTGGCACCAATTGACCCAGTTGGACCTGTTGGCCCTTGAAGACCCGTTAATCCAGTAGTGCCTGTTGGCCCAGTTGACCCTGCAACACCAGTTGCACCAGTTGCACCAGTTGCACCAGTCAGGCCTACTGAACCCGTGGAGCCAGTTGAACCGGTTGGACCAGCAATACCTGCAACACCTGTTGCCCCAGTTGGACCGATTAGGCCAATTGGACCTGCAACACCTGTTGCACCAGTTGGACCTGTTGATCCCTGTAAGCCTGCTAGTCCGGTTGAACCAGTCGCACCTGTCGGTCCGATCAGCCCTGCTGAGCCGGTCGCACCTGTTGAGCCTGCCAAGCCAGTTGAACCAGTTGCTCCTTGAAGACCTGTTAAGCCAGTTGAACCGGTTGCGCCTGTGGGTCCTGGAACGGTGCTAACTGCACCAGCGGTACCGGTTGAACCAGTCGCACCAGTTGCACCTTGTAAACCTGTCAATCCGGAAGTACCAGTTGAGCCCGTTGGGCCTACGGCACCTGCAACACCAGTTGCACCAGTCGCGCCAGTCAAACCTGTTGACCCTGTTGACCCTGTTGACCCTGTTGACCCTGTTGGGCCCACTGAGCCGGAAGCACCAGTGGAGCCGGTTGCACCGGTTGCACCTGTTGGACCAGCAACAGTGCTAGCTGCACCGGTTGAACCTATGGCACCAGTTGCACCAGTGGAGCCGGTTGCACCGGTTGCACCTGTTGGACCAGCAACAGTGCTAGCTGCACCGGTTGAACCTATGGCACCAGTTGCACCAGTTGGGCCAGTAGCTCCTTGGAGGCCAGTAATACCTGTATCTCCAGCAATACCAGTGGGCCCCGTGGAGCCAGTTGCACCTGTTGGGCCGGTAGCGCCAGCTACTACATCCCCTTCTTGTAAGATCCCTGAACCAGCAGGCCCTTGAGGACCGGGTGCAGTAACGACTAAGTATGCGTAATCATCTGAAAGCATTAGAAAGTCACCTCCGCTCTTACAGTTAGTTTTCCTGAGACTATTTTTGTCACATCGCCTTCCAGTGACTCTAATTCTAGATCGTAGACGTAGTCCTTTGCCTCAAGGGCTTCCGTATCCGTTGGTGGTAGTAGAATGTCCACTCTTCCAAGTAGTTCATATATTACAATTTCATTATTTTCAGTTGTTAAAACCTGAACTATTACGCTAGAGTCTTTGGAGTCTCTTATCTGCATTCTGCCTATGTACCCGCTAAGGTCTATTGGCTTTTTCGCTGAAGTCTTTAAAAACAGAGCGCGGTGGAGCGTTGAGCCTTGATCTACAAGGATGTCATAAACATTTGAGTTAAAATAGCGCACGCGACTGTCCCTCAGGGTAAAGTGTCTCTTATATTTTACCCGAGATACGCTATGGTGAGTTACGGCCTACCGTTAAATGCTCTGTATCTAAGTTAGGCGTACTTGTTGCCCTTATCCCATTCGATTTTCTGCTCGGCTTGCTCTCCCCGAATCCCTGCGATCTCCTCTACCCAGGCGGCTTCCTTATCATCAGAGTACACTGCTTCTTTGAAGTCCCAGAAAGATACCATCGTGTATCTGGTGCCTTTCAGTATCTCTTCTACTCCATGTATGTTCTCTACCCCGCCTGGAAAGCAGATGAGCGAATAAGCTTCAGGTTGAAAGGATATGTTATGGTCTCGGAAAAACAGATTTCCACCCTCGTAGTCCCCATTGAGGTATAGAATCCCGACGTACTTATTGATCTCAAAAGCGTTGGGCTTCCCATCAAAATCGGAATTGTCCGAGTGTGGAGAAGCAAAGCCGCCAACATCCCATTTCTGGGCATGTGATGTGTTTGCTTTCACTGGTCGCTCAAAAACTAGCTCTATTGCTTCTTGGAACCTGTTCCTCAAAGAGTCAAAATACATCGGAGGTAGTCCAAATTCAGCTAGTTTAGGGTCGTCTGGATGTAGACCCATACCTAAAGAGCCGTAAAAAGCAATACCTCCCCAGAGGTCAGAATACGACTCGATGTAGTCGATCATTTTCTGTGCGCCTTCTGGCGTCACAAAGTTAGGTATTTCTATGATCTTATTCTGCTTAATACCCAACTCGCTAATAGTGGTTGGCTCATCTTTGTATATCTTAAAAGTACTGACGTCTACCTTGTCAACAAAAAACGACATTTTATTCTCCTTTATGTTGTAAGATTGTCCAGAAAAAAGGACAAACGTACCTAATTCCAGACACAATCTCGGAAACTCCGTGAATGTAGTTCATATCTCCTGGAAAAAAGTATGCTGACCCAGCTTTTGGCTTAAACTGTATGCCTTGCTCTGGGAAATATAGCTCTCCACCTTCGTAGTCGTTGTTTATGTAGAACAACCCGGCGATGTCGTAGTAAGGAAAGTCATTAGGTTTACCTTTATTCTCTCCCTCGTGTAGCTCTTTGTCTGCGTGAGGGTTTTGGAACTGGCCCGGAAGCCATCTAACTACTGCAGCACTAGTAGGAAGGGCGTCTACATTAAAAAATTTATCTACTTCTACCTTCAGGCGGGCCTGCATGCCCACAATTATACCAACGACGTTAGGATCTGCTGAGTTTAGGGAGTCATCAGTGGCGACACGATCTGCCCAATAGGAAGCATCGTATATACAAAGGCCGTCCTCATTGTAGTGCGACTCGGTGTGGTCCCACGTAGTATTGTTCCGTGCAAAGTTATTAAGGTAGGACAGTTCTTCTTCTGTCATAAAGTTGTCCAGGGTGACTATGTTGTTTGCGGATGACCCGAAAAAACCGGAAGGGGTGACTGACACCCTGGGCTCTTCTTGGTGATTTTCATTAGATATTTTTTTATCTCTCATATCACTCATCTTACATCACTCATAGGTACGCCTTTCCCATACTTCTTTTTGGTACACCCCGCCATTTGCTACTCGATATTTTTCACTATTTTTTTCGTTTATTACTGACATGTCTGACATCTTTACGCTATCATCTGTCTCAGACTCCCAGTTCTCTCTCTTGAAAGGCAGCATCTGAGCGTACGGCGTACCCGCCGGGATGATACCAGTAAAGCCCTTGACAATAAAGAATGGCATAGTGCCAGGCAAATTGACTTTATCGTTATCTATAATCCCGCTAGTTGTCAGGAATGGTAGCTCAAAACGATTAAATGGCTGAGAGTACAAAACGCTGTACCCATCCGGAACCTCTACGGCCCAATCAGCCCACCATGCAAAATGAGCTTCATGGTATCCCATTGGGGGAGTAAACTGATACATAGGCGGTCTGACTGAGACAAACTGTTGATTTTTGAAATCAGAAACTTTTACTTTAAGCTGACCATTCTCTTCGTAAAACTCTATGTCACAGGGAGTTCGGTAAACGTACCCTGCCCCCATGATGTCAAAAATTGCCGGACATGCCTTCCACGTAGGGATTTTTCCTCCGACTTGGGGATCTTCCCAGTGCTCATTGGTATGTGGGTTTATGGCAAAACGGTCTGCTTTACGGTACCAATCAGGCAATGTCCTCACTGTCGGTCTAGGTGAAGAGTCACTCTCCACCGTAAGCCATGGCCTATTTCTGACAAATTTAATTTTTGGCAATGTAGTTTATCTTCATTACAATTTTTTTAGCTTCATGTTTTCCTGCTGGGGCACCATCGGGCCAAACAGCGTCTCTATAGAAGTGTGTCCACTCTCCTTTAGAGTTTAACTGCATGCTGGCTTCAGCTCTCCCCTTCATCTTCTCCATAAACTCTTCTGTTTCGAAAGTTGGCCTACCGCCTTTTGTGATCTCTAGCTCATGATCTTGGATGTCTGTAAGAGATATTGGGATGATTGCTGCTATTGGTGTATAAGCCGGTATTGTTATTACAATATTTGGCTCGGTAATCATCCATGCAATTGGCAAGTCTCCAGCTAGAACTGATGTGCTAAGTGTTGTAGTCATGCACTGAGCGCCTCTAATAAATTGATTTGGAACTGGCATGGTCAGCAAGGTCAGATTTTCACCGTTCTCTCCCACGAAGGTCATGTCTGTCTCAAAACTAACGGTCGCACTTCCACGCCTAGAGTTTGCATACTGATCGCCAGATAGAATTTTTACGTGGCTATCTCTCTCGTCAGTTATGCCGTCCCATATAAAAGATATATCCTCTGGGAAAGACAGCCCCCAGCCGAGCCTATTAGAAATAGAAACTGGGAAGCAGTGATAGGCGTGACGAGAAAATGTGGCATCCATCCAAGACCGCTGCAGTGGTAGCTGCTCTACAATCCCATTGCCACCGTTAGTATAGGCAAAAACCTTTTTCACTAAATTCCAGTCTCTTCTTCTTGGTAAAACCTCGCACTGTGATACTTATCAGAGTAGTCAAGCATTGTGACCATTGAGTACTTAGTCCCAGAAGTCACGGGCATGGCTCGGTGTGGATACATAAAATTAGATGGAAACACGTACAGGTCTCCAGCTTTTGCTTTCACAGTGACTCCTTGAATACTAAAAGCCAGCTCGCCACCTTCGTAGTCATCATTGGGGAATGCGACTAGTGAGACTACGCAGTTATACGAGTATCCGTGGTCGTGATGCTCCTGAAAGTGCTGTCCTGGACCGTACTTGACATAATTTGTAGCCTCCCAGTAGCGGAGCTCTCCAATGTTATACCTTTGTGTGTAGTCCCTTACGGCCTGGAGCTGCCTGTAGTGGGTGTCTTCCCAAAGCTGCACTAACTTCTGCCCAGCTTCTGATCTGTCTGACTCAATGTCTGTCTTCTTGTACTTAAAGTCAAAGCAGTCTCGGTATTCAGGCATCTTAACGCCGTACCCTACTAGCGCTTCCGCATACCTATAGTTATTATTTGGGCTAGTCAAAACTTCTTCTAGCCTGTTTATCACATTTAGAGTCTTTGGTATGACGTTTTCATAGACCCAAATACCTGACCCTGGCACTACTTCTCTAGCGTCTGACCAGGTCTTTTCGTCTATCTTGTACCACGATTGCAGTCTCCGGTTGTGAGCGTCCATTTGACCTTGCATTTCTTCATCTGGAGCTCCAACGTGCTCTTGTACGTCCATGCGTCAGTCCTTTAGTATTTTAGTTCGTAGTCTTGTATAACAGGAGAGACCTTGTGATTCACATCATCTCGGTCATTGTAGTCGGTCATGATGACTACTGCATACTTCACTCCTGAGATCATTTCTTCTGAGGCGTGTTCGTATATGTATGTTGATGGGAAGACCGCTATATCCCCGGCTTTAGGTTTTATGGTCAGTCCGTCCATGCGAGGGAACCAAAGTTCTCCTCCTTCATAGTCATCATTTAGATACACGCAAACTGAGATGGTGCACACATATGTTGGGCCATGGTCAGCGTGAACTTTAAAGTGCGTACCAGGTCCGTCATACTTAACAAAGTTGAAGGCCTCATAGGATGCAATGCCTACGCCCCAGTTGTTACCGTAATCGTCTACGCACTTTTTTACAGCCCTAAACACCTCTTCGTGCATGTCATACAGCTCTGCGTTATCCTGGTTGCGAGGACCGAAGGCTGTAGAGTTCATTTTAAAGTCTAGAGCGTTACGTGCACTCACAGTTACCTCTGCGGAGTTGGTTACCATTGCGCCATTCCACTGGTATCCACCCTGCCCAGAAAGTTTGGACTCTAAGGTGTCTATGTGCTTCTGCCCTTGGGCTTTGGTTATTGCTCCGCTATAGACATTTATGCCCAGAGCCACATTAGCTACTGTAACCTCAGGGTGCTGGGGGATCACTCTGTCTGGCAGCCTATTGGCTGAAGTCTCAGATCTGTCCTTTGTAAACCAATCGTAATTTTCCATACTTATATCTTATACCAAGTTTATAGATATTTGCATTGGAGTTTGCGGTTTTGTGCTGCATAAGTATAGTAAAAAATAAAAGGGAGGTAGCCGAAGCCACCTCCCTCCTATCTTTTTAGGCTATTACTATGAAGTTCTCAGCAAGGAACCAAGGCAGAGGTGAGGTTCTAATATCGAATACCTCAGACTCAACATCGTCAAGCTCTATAGACTCGACTGTGGTCCTTGTCACACGACCGTCTTCTAGGACTCCTATTAGTACGTCTCCTAGTTTGACATCTCCTGCATTCACGTAAGTCAGGCCGGTAGCGATCTCAACAAGGATCGGCTGAGTCACAGAGTATCTCTTTTCTGTAATTCTGCTTACATTGAATCCGACCAACACTGAAGTCTTCACTTCTATAGAAACAATTTCTGTTTCGACTAGTTCTACATGTTCTGGCAGTTTTGCGGACAGCTTGGTATCTACAAGCTTCTGCATGTCAATATGCGCACCTGAGATCGTCATAAGCTTGTCTCCAACTTTTGCTTTATCTGCAAAAATCCAAGTACCGTCAACCGAGAATAGAGGCGTCTCTGCGGCTAGACAGCGACTCTTAAACCTAGGCGGGAAGAACGGGAACCTAGGGAAGTTCGGGAAGAACGGGAACCTAGGTGGGAAGAACGGGAAGAACGGGAACCTAGGTGGGAAGAACGGGAAGAACGGGAACCTAGGTGGGAAGAATGGGAAGAACGGGAAGGCAGGCGGGAAGAATGGGAAGAATGGGAAGCTTGGTGGGAAGAACGGGAAGAATGGGAAGAATGGTGGGAAGAATGGGAAGAACGGCGGGAAGAATGGAGGAGTAAAGGCTACAACAGAAAAGGCAGAGAACTCCGAGGTGCCATTAGCATTTGTAACTCTAAGTCGGTACTGCTGCTGAGTGCCACCTTCTTGGGGTACGACTGCTGTTGTGCCATTGTAGGCAACGCTACCAGACTTGCTGTCGTTACTCTCCCAGAAATATGTAAGCAGCACTGTGCCGCCGTTTGTTGGGTGGCTCCAACTTAAGTAGTCATTCTGGTCATTTGAGAAGTTCTGTATGGCAGGAGCACCGGGGGTGGCTGGTACTGTTGTTATAAGTATTAGAGGGGTAGAGTCTGATTCTGGAGTAGCTCCAGATGTGTTGCTTGCGCTGATTGTGAATCTATATTGAACGTTTGAGTCTAGTCCGCCTACAACGATAGGGGAAGATGTGCCAGTCGTATTTGTGGCAGTTGCATCCTGAGCAGTGGCACCTCTATATACAGTTACGGTGTATAGATCTACTGGAGGTGACCCAGCTGGTATCTCAAAAGATATGGACGCAGCACCATCATTGAATGGTCGATCTGTGCCAACGTTAGTTGCCACTACATTTATCGGGGTTCCCGGCTCTAGAAAGTCGTTCTGCTGCTGGGACCTTTTACCTGGTTCTTTGCTCATAGTATGTCAGTCTACCTTAAATTTAATTAGGCCTTTAGGTCGCCGAAAACCAACCAAGTATTTGCTGCAATTTTTGTCAGAGAGACTGAAGAGTTCAGGTCTCTGAAGACCAATCCAGGCGTCACTAGTAGAGTAACGCTCGCGCTTCCAGCTACTATGGACGCGCCTCCAGTTCCTACGCTTTGGTAGAAGTTGAGGCTAGTTCCTATGGGAAAGGTGACGGAGTTAGTAGTGTCAGGGTCAACCGTGATTGTGAATGCTCCTGCTACTGCAACTAGGGCATCTCTATACGTGAGAGGGGAAGACAATGTTGAGGTAGTTGCGTTTGATGTTATGGCAGGCTTAATCACTGTAAGTGACGGGGTGCCTTGTTTTAACTGTACCCCATCGGTGAACTGAATACCTTCGGCTGCCACAGTAACTGTGCCTGTAAAAGTAGGGCTGGCCTTTGTCGCCAAAGAAGTATCGGTTGGGTGGACGTGGTCCTGCCTTGCGTACTTGACAGATGTGCCAATAGCAGCACTCGCTCCATCAGATAGCGGAGCAACAGAGGCGGCTTGCCCAATGACAAAAGCGGTTGTAGCAACTTGAGCATCACTTTGATTTGCATTTGCCGTTGGCGCAGTAGGGTCACCAGTGAAAACAGGACTAAGGCTTGGAGCCTTCTCATCTAGCTGAACCTGTACAGAGGATGTCACCCCAGCAAGATAGCCCACCTCGGTTGAGGTAGTGACTGATGCCACTAAATAACCATCTACGTCCGTGACAATGTCTCGGTCTACAGTGTACTTTGCTCGATCTGGAGTCCAAACCTCGCCTGACCAAAGCCAGGTTCGGTTGTTAAAGGTATACGCATCACCAACTGCGGGTTCGGCGGGAAAGTCAATTGGCATTAGGCCTGTGCCTCCGTCCATGACAGACGACCCTGGAAGGACGCCGTGTTAGTCGACAAGTTGGTAACTACTACAGTAATGGTGTCTGGACCGTCAGGGTACACTCCGGTTTCGGCAGAAGAGCCTCCACCGCCAAGAATACAGTTACCTAGGTCTCGAACTTTTTCTAGGCTAATGGAGTCTGTACCGGCTGACAAGAATCCACCAGTGATCTCACCACCTGAAACAAGTACTGTTCCTACTGTTCTGTAGTCAGCAATCTGCGATAGTGACGAGTTACCAGTTCCTGGCTCGAAGGCAGTTGGTGAACCCCAAAGAACCAGTCTAGAAGGAATAGCATTTAGATACAGACGAACTAGGTAGTTTGTGTTCTGTGAGGTAGTCGTCATTCCAATAGTGTTGAGTTTTAGCTGCATTCTGTTGATCAGCTCTCGCTGACCAAAGCTTCCAACAGACCCATTGTCAACAGATGGTGCCAGTCTAATTGAGAACAATGCTCTAGATCTACCCGCTCCAATTGTTACTGAGCCTGTTTGACCATATGTAAACACAAGGGAAGCGTCATCATCAAATTTACCATCCATGATCATCGACGTTCCCCAGTGGGAGATAGTCGGTGCAAATGAAGGGAATGCCAACTCTACTGTTGTAGGTGACGGAGCACTGTATGTGTACGCCTGACCGGAAGTTGCCCCCATAGGCGCGAAGATCAATCCAGGATTTGCCGCAGTTAGCGCATTATTTAGGGTAATAATAGTGCCAGCTATCCCGGTAACGTATGAACCCTCTGGTACTGGATTAGGTGACACAGTAGATGTTACCCTTTGACCAATTTGTATACCGGTAGCACTAGATACCGTGCCCGCGTTTGAGCCTACAAGCCAAGTTGTAGTCACGGTTGCACCAGCTTGAGCCCTGGTTATTCCAGTAAATGACGTAGCTGTCACCCCGGTATAGTTCACATACTCGTGAAGGAGGGTTGCTTGGTTGGATACGGTGCTAGGCCTAATCACTATGGTCCCTGTAGGTGGGAACCCAGCGGTAGAGGATACAGTCATTGTCGAGCCCGAGTTTGAGAAAGTGGCCTCTAGACGGGTGCTCGGTGGAAGCGTTGCTGACTCGTACCTTGCAGGCAAGTTACCGGATCGCATGTATGCTTCGTTGTTAAGGTTGTTGTTAGGCAGTTTGTGGACATAGAAGACATCGCCGTTAATGCCACGAAGACCCCAACGGATAAATCCGGCACCATACCAAGAGTAGTCAATGTAGAACATCTGCATTTTGGTCAGGTCTATGTTGTAGCCTGAAGGTCCGTTACCGTCTACCGTGTCTAAATTAAATTCAGACTGAGGGATTCTGGTTTCTACAGTTTTAGACACGGTTATGTGCTCTGCAGTTGCTCCTCTATATGACGGGGAGATGGTGAAGTTAGGTGTAACTGACAGGTCATCAATTGCGGTAACTCTGTATGACTGACCGCGAATTACAACATAGTCACCAGGAATTAACTGGCTTGAGTATGAGGTAGGGAATGACTCACTAGTGCGGACCACAGTGTTGGATCCTTGCACCGCAGAAGATCTACCTGAGATCTGCTGAGTAGATGACCTTCTAACTACACAAAGCTGCTGACCATCGTACTCCCAGAAGATTCCGTTTTGGAAGTCAAAAGCTCCAAGCCTGTTAGTGCCGCCGTACCACTTGTTAACATTTAGGTTGATAATTCCTGTTGCTGGAGATGGGGCAGCCTCTGCGATTAGGTAATTAAAAGAGTTAAATCCAGTAATCTCAGTCACAGTGAAAGTACCGTTGTAGGCCGCTTCATTTGCGCCTTCAATTAGTATTTCGGTTCCCGGTGAAAGGTTGTGCTGCTCTTTAGACACTACTGTGGCTGTCAAGCCAGTAGATGTGAGCCCATCAACAGTCTGATACGGCTTCAAGATTGTTCCAGATGAGATCTGCAATCCCTTACCGGACTGATACCTAAAGTAACGTCTGGTCTGACGGATTGCAGCTTCATAGTTGGAAGTTGAGTTAGAAGAGAAGATCACTCCACCATCAAACGGACGGTGCAAGAACTGCCCCTGTGGTCTGACGAATATTGACGCAGCAGTGGAAGAAAGGCCAGAAGGCGTGCCCTCACCTGGATCGGCAAAATACATAAAGCTGTCTGGAGTGGCTACAGTTGCTACCTGATACGCTCCGTTTGGCGCATTAGTTCCAGTGACTCCGTTGACAGCAATAGTGTTACCTATTGACAATCCGTGAGGGACAGTTGTCGTTATTGTAACTGCTAGCCCAGAGTTAGAAATTGTTGGAGCAAGTCCGATTCTGGCGTCAGTGTATAGAACACCAGGAAAAATAGCAGTCTTGTTGACGTCTCTTAGGTCTTGGATGACAGTTCTGTTCTGAGAGCGACCAACATACGTAAAGGTACCAGTGCCGCCACCAGACTCGACGATAAAGTTACCATTTGCATTGGCAAGGAACGCGTCCTGAATGGCTATAGGAGTTCCGTTGACTGGAGCTACGCCAAAAACTGCCAGTCCATTGCTGAAGGATTCGGTCCCGGTAGTGAAGTTATCTACTGTAAACGTGTTTGAAGTCAGAACCTGCGTCACCATAAATGTGCCGTTATACCCCGAAATGTTAGATCCGGTAACAGTAACAAACTCTCCTGTATTGAAAAGGTGGTTGGTGGTAGTTGTGTAAGTAACGTCACCAGCTTCAGGGTTGGAAGGGCTAGCAGCATTGACCACTGCTGACCTTGTGGTTAAGTCTACAGTTACAGTTCTGCTTCCCTGTAGCATCGTTACAAGGTTAAGGTTTGGCATCGGTGCTGCCGTAGGATACGAGAAAGGCCGGTTATTAGTAACGGCCAGGTTCTCCCATTTTGACTGCTGAATACCGTACTCGAAGTCGGTGTCAATCAGCGCCTGCGCCTGTGAGACGCGGAATTTGTTTACTGGATCGAGAAGCGTCTCGATTGGGTTGAATCTTGAACTTACTGCTGGGATCTGTTCTATACTCATTAGATTATCTCAACTCCGCTGATGTGGACTTTGACTGTGGTGGCTGTTGCGAACCCAGTGATTTTTTTTCTCGGTGCAGGCTGAGCATCTAGAACCTGCCTCAGGTCGATAGAGACAGTGGAGTTTCCAGGAATAACGGTATTACTGAACAGCTCTGTGTCGTCTAGTAATATAGTGAAGTTAGCGCTAGATGCTGCAGTATTGACTACAACTATGTTTGTGATAATTGTAGTTGTGTCATCTGTTGGGGGTTGAAAGAGGGTGCCCTCTGTCAGGGCAAAGGCTGTCCTAGCCAGAGCTGATGATATGATAGCCATTAATTACTACTTTCTTTAATATTTAAATTGTTTAGTACGCGCCCATGATGATAAGTATATCAATCTTTTCAGGTGGCGAGACCCAATCTGTGTCGTTATCTGTGTTAGAGAGTTTAGCTAGATACTGACCGGTTGTTCCTCCAACAGGAAGAGCTAGAGCTGCGGGGCCAACTGGACCAACTGGACCTTGTGGGCCAGCCTCACCGGATGTTAGTACCCAGTAGCCGTCATAGTATGCGTAAATCCCAGCTTGTTCGCTGTTAAACCACAGGTCACCTTCGACTGCTCCCGTTGGAGGGGTTGACGATACAGCAAGGCTTGCGCCTCCACCTGCTCCGTCGGCTGCAACCGTGATCCGGCCCTTAGCGTCTACGGTGATGTTTGCGCTGGTGTATGAGCCGGCAGTCACACCTGAAACATCTAGAGTTGGGTTTGGGTACGTCCCAGTCAGGTCTCCACCAGCTGAGCCGGTAGGGATACGAGAGTTACTTAGTCGAGCATCGGCGTTTACAACTGCAGTACCGATAACTTCTGTTGCAGCAACGTTTCCTACAGATAGAACACCGC